GGTCAGGCTCCCCGCTGTAACGGCCTCCTGGACGAAGCCAGACGGCTCTACGGGGGCATCGGCTGCCATCATCGCCTCGGGTGCCGTCATCCCGTCCCTCGCCCAGGGCAAGAAGATCGTAGCCGGCGGGAAGACCGTCCGCATCACGACCCAGACCTACAAGCCCGGTTCCGCGTGGGTGACGCTGGTCGTCATCGACGACAACCAGTAAGGCCATGGCCGTCAAGGTCAGCATCGAGCCGAAGTCCTACGCGGAGTTCATGGCGGCGGTGCAGAAGTACGCCTCCAAGTCCAAGCAGACCCTGCGGGACGCGACCCTAGAGCAGGCCGCCTTGGCTTGCAGTGACGCGGCTACCTTTACGCCTCCCCTGGCTAAGGGCGGAGGCGACGGCCTAAGCAACGCGGCCAAGAAGGCGGGCGAGCAGGCCGTAGACCGTGACATCGGCAAGGTCGTCGTCCCGATGTCTGGCGGAACCAAGGACACCCAGCGAGCTCGCGTCATCAAGCGCCTCGGCTCCCTGTCCCTAAGCGACAACTCTTCCCTGTTCTGGAAAGTAGCCGCCAAGAACTCGTCCCTTATCAATGGCAACGGCTTCCTTGCCCGGATGCTCTCCGATCGGTACAACGGCTTCGGCACGCCTTGGGGTTTCAAGAAGTTGCGGAACTACTTTAACCGCATCGGCACGAAAGTCGCCAATCAGTCCCTCAACCAAGCCAGCCTTCAGTCCATCGGGGAAATCCACTCAGCCTACCGCCCGATTTACCAGCGCGAGAACGGACGTCTGTGGAAGGCCGGACGCAACGTCAGCGGCATCGCCCCGATGAACAGGTTCGTGGCCGAAGAGAAGGACCAACTAGACCGCTATGTGATGCAACGCCAGAAGACTGTAGGCGCCATCAAGTCCGGCTGGGCTATGTCCCTGCGTAGTTTGCCCAAGCCTGTCATCAAGGGTGTAGAGAAGAACTTCGGGGCTAAACTCCTTAACGCCGGATGGATCACGCGGCACAAGTCCGTTCAGGGAAAGAGCAACGTCAGCGCCACCGACAAGGAAGTGGACATCACTGTCTTTAACGCCATGGGCAATATCAACGGCATCGCCGACCAAGCCGACACGCTCGGCCTAGTGATGGGCAACCGCGTCAAGCAGATGCCCAAGCGCATCAGCCGATTGCTCCAAGAAGACGTGGACGGATTCAACAAGGGTAAGTAAAGCCCCTTTCCCTACCAATCAGGGCAAAGGAAATGGGCACCAAGAGTATCCGGCACATCGTCGAGTCCACTGTCGCGACCTACCTCTCGACCCAGACAGGGCTGACCACCATCACCTTTCTGACCGGGGATAGCAACGCCACGCAGACCCTGCCAAAGGCCGTCGTAATTTGCGACTCAGCTCGTGCCCCGAACGACCTCCCTGAAGGTCTAGGGAACTACGACTGCTCCGTCCGCATCACGGTCTTCTCCAACGCCGACGACACGACCCTTGCCGACCACCGTGCCCGCTGCGCCGCCCTGTCCGGCAATATGCGTGACCTGACCAGCATCCAAGCGGCCTTCGTCGCTACGGGGGATGCGACCTGCTACGACGTCACGATCGGCTCCGAAGACGAGGGCATCGATGAACGCTCCTGGGCGACCTCTTTCTCGTTCGACCTGCTGGTCGTCCTGCCTCCCGCTTAACCTTCCAAACCTCGCATAACTAAAGACCATGTGCGCAGCCATCTCCAACGGAACTTCCTGCTTGTATGCGATTCAAGGTACAGTGGCTAATTTATTCGTGCAAAGTTACAGCCTCTCGTCCTCCTTTAACTCTGACGCCATGGTCGTCGACGAGACGGGCATCACCAAGACCCACCGTATGGATGACCGCAAGAGCGAGATCACCATCGAAGGCATCGCCAAGACCTCGACCATGCCGGTTCTCGGCGCGACCATCTCCTTCACGGTCAACACCCTCTCGGCCTATCCCTCCGGCTCTGCCTCTGCTTCCTTCGCTGGCGTCATCACCAAGATTGACGATAAGGGCTCGAACAAGGGCTTCACCTCCGTGTCCATCACGGCGGTCGACTTTGAAGGCATCACCTACGCGTAATTGACTTCCCCGCAAAGGGGGTAGCATCAAGGAAGTGGACCGACGCTTCCTGAACGCATTTATCGACCCAGCGCCTTTCAGGTTTCTGGGTCGAACTCTTTACCCCTGGTGCCTCAAGTACCGGGTGCGCCTGTCGGCCTTCAAGTCCCCGCTGGTCTACGGCGACCGCAACATCACCCCAGCCGACCTGATCCTAGCGGTCAAGCTGTGCGCTGAGGAACCCATCGGCAAGTTCGGCATCATGGACTCCTGGCGGGTCATCAGGCTCGAGCAAGACCCCAAGGAGTTTCAGCGCCTGCTGGCTATCTTCTCTGATTATATCCTCGTCGGGCATTGGCCTAAGTTCTGGGAGCAGGCCAAGACCAAGGGCGGCAACACGGGCAAAGGGGTACCCTTCGAGCTTGCGACTGTGACCAACCTGATCGCCAACGGCATCGAGGAGAAGCGGGCATGGGAGATGCCGGAGTGTCAGGCCATCTGGCTAAGTACGGCCTTCGGCATCCGCAACGGGGCAGACGTGGCAATCATGTCGCCAGAGGAGGAGGCCTTCATGGCGGAGGAGGAAGCCAAAGACGCAGCGGCGACCCCTTCCAATCCTGCAAAGGAAACACCCGACGATGGCACAATCCCTGGAGCTTAACATCAAGACGACCTCGGACGTCCCGCAGGCGACGGAGAAAGCCAAGGAGGCCATCTCCAGCCTCGAGAAGCGTGCCGCGTCAGCCAAGACCAGCCCGGTCGCCAACGCCGTGGAGCAGACCACGGGCAAAGCCACCTCGGCTGTCGGCACTCAGTTCGAGAAGATTGGTAAGGCTTTCGGCAATAGCATCTCGTCCGTCTTCCTTTCTTTCGTAGGCCCTCTGGCAATCGTCTCCGGCATCATCGGCCTTATATCCAATTCCATCGCCGAGGCAAAGCAGCTAGCCCAGGACGGATTGAACCGCATCGCTGAAGGGCAGACCAAGTTGGCTACCGATGAAGAGCGCAAGATGGCTAACTTCTTCAAGGCAAAGGACGCCCGCGAAAAGGAGGAAAAGGAAGTCGCCGCAGGCCGCGAAGAGATGACCAAGCGTTTCTTGCGTGAAACAGAAGAAGGTAAGAAGATCATGCGCGAGGGCGGCGGCACCTTCCTTGGAGGCGAAGGAGACATGGCGAAGCGGGCTGATATGCAGAAGAAGGCATTAGATGCTTTCCTCGCCAGCCCTGAAGGCAAAAAGTACGCAGCCTTTTTCGAGGCTGAGAAAGCCACTAAGGAGAACTCTTTCAAAGCCCCCGAAGGCTTCTCCAACGTCGTCGGCGTAGGCGCTAACCCGGTACTTCAGGCGATGGACGAATCCCTTGCCGAAGCCAAGCGACAGACGACTGTCCTTGAAGAGATCGCGGCCAACCAGAAGAAGGGCACCTACGACGACTTCACCAAGACCGAACTGAACGCCACGCGCAACGCGTCGATGATGTCCTCCCTCTAAAACCTTACCACCATGGCACTCGTCAAATACGGAGACTTAATGAACAACGCCATCCTGCAGCCAGGATGGAAAGTGCAGGGGGACGGCTTCGGTCTGATGACCGGCACTTGTGTCTTCAAGTCCGACAAGAACGGGAACTTTAACGTGGCCGTCATCGGCTCGTCTCACCCGGGTGCGGGCTATAGCTACATGAAGGCGCACAAGGTAGGCGTCTCCTATGATGCCCTCAGCATCGCCACGATCACCGTGGAGTATGTCGGCATCGACACGGCCTACACGGGTAGCAACTACACGCTGCCCCAGATGGTCTCGAGCAACTCGCTCGGCTCTGAGAACATCACGACCCACATCAACTTCCTCGACCAGGCTGCGGGCTGGGAAGGCCCAATCGCCGGACGCGGAGACGCCGCCCCTGGCGACCCGCCCGATTACCCTGAGAGCGACCTAGGCCCCACGGTCAAGGGTACGACGGGTGCCCCGGTCAAGTCCCGCATCGGGGACAACGGCGCCTGTTTCGAGAAGGCCAGCGGTGGCCGCTTCATCGGCTTCGTCGACCCGACCGTCCGCGAACTGTACGGCAAGACCAACTACCTTACCCCGACCACGACCTTCTCGGGCTTCTTCTACACGACCGACACCACCGCTCCGGCTAAGTTCGTTGACCTCCTCGGGGCTTCCTCGAACAACGGGACTTGGGGTGGCGAATTCTCGATCTCCATCATCCCGTCCTATGTCGGTGCGGGTGGCGACGGCGAGTTCGGTCCCAAGCTTCTCCTGTCTAACGCGAACATCGAGCGCTATGCCGGCTCCGTCCTGAAGATTTCCTACGAAGTCCGCTACACTAACGAAGGCTGGTCCCGCAAGGTCTACTACGCCGCCACTGTCTAAGGCCATGGCTATCCGTAACGGGTCAGGGTACGTCTTCTCGACGACAAACAATCAGTCCACGATCGGCATCGAGAAGGAGTTCGCCGATATGTATGACGGGTCGGCAAACTTCACCTGCTCGCCCTTCAAGGTGCATACTGTCGCCGAAGAGACGGTAGGCGAGTCGACCATCGTCACTTATCAGATTTGCCCGGGCACGTTTAACAACCTGATGCCCCAAGTCTACAATGAGACGGAGGAAGCCTTTGAGTACCTCGACGACCTGACGACCGGCTACAAGCTCGTCCTGGACTTTGCGTCTACCTCGACCTGCATCATCTACCTGCGCACTGGCCCTGATGCCTCGACCAATCAGTTCCCTCCTAGTGCGCCTATCACCCCTTACGACCCGGATGACCCTTACCCGACGGTGTTCAACACGGGCGGAGCCCTGCCTGCTGACACCGATACCTACGGCTACCTTGCCTTGGCACAGGTCAACTCTTTGGGCGGCGGCGTCTACACCATTGACCAATACGTCACCGGCTCCCTCTGGGCTGACCGCATCAAGTTGGCTGGCATCACGGCCCGCTACTACTACGCCCGCATCTGATGGGCTTCGTCATCGGACAGGACACGACGGGGGCTTACTCGACGTGGGCTCAACTCCGCTGCCCGATCATTGGGGCTTACAATCAGTGGAATAAGTATGTCGGCCCAGGGCCTCAGTTCCATAACCTCGTCATCGACTCAGGCTTCCGACCCGACAACAGCCTCTTCGTCAGGGTAAGCGAATGGCCT